GCTGTGAATGTCTCCGCCACCCTCCTGCTGGCCGCCGGATATGCCATCGGACAGGTGCAGGAACCGGTGGAGCAGGCCATTGAGACATATCTGCGCAGCGTGCGGCAGGGGTGGGACACCAACGTGTCCGCCAACAACGTGTCCTACGCTGCCGATGTGTACGTGGCCAGGGTTACCGCCGCTATCGTGGGGGTGGCCGGCGTGGTCAACGCCACCAACGTGCAGCTCAACGGCGGTACGGCAGATCTCCTCCTGACGGAGACGGGCGAAACCCAGCAGGTGCCCGTGATAGGGACGGTGACGCTGAATGAATCCAATTGAGCTGGATACCAGCCTGCTGTCCCTGCTGCCCCCGTGGTACCGGGAGGTGCTGGACTATCAGCAGATCTGCTTGACCGAACAGCAGCAGTTTGAGGCCCTGGCGGAGGAAATCGTGGGTGTGGCTGACAATTTCTTTTTCCAGACGATGGACGAGAGGGCGGTTGGCATGTGGGAGCAGGTATTCCGAATTGTACCAAACCCACAGGTGGAAAGCCTGGCATTCCGAAGGACCCGCGTGCTCAACCGCATTTCTACCCGTCCGCCCTATACCCTGGGATTCCTCTATCAAAAGCTGGACGAGCTGATTGGGCCGGGTGAATGGAAGGTCACGGTAGACTACCCAAACTACACACTTTATATCGAAAGCGCGGCCCAAAACCAGAACTACGCCACTGAGCTGGCTTTCACCATCAACCGTATCAAACCGGCGCATATCGTGTGGGTCAACGCCCCGTTTGTGCGGACGGGGCTGCTGCTCTCCGAGATAATTTCGTCCGCGCAGAGAATTTATAACTACAAGCTGGGGGCGTGGGAGCTGGGGCGGCTGCCCTTCGCAACCGACGGCCCGGAGGGAGTGATTAAGATGCCTGAGACGCCATCCATCCAGCAGGACCTCTTGGCCGGTGTGGCCAACTTCGTCAGCGGCGATGTGGCCTCTGCCCGGGTCAACGGAACAGTTGCGATTACCGGACTGACCAAGACCGTGGAGGGGACGGAGCTGACCGTCACCTATACCATCATGCCGTCCCAGGCCACAGAGATCACCGCCCTGGAACTGCTGGATGCAGAGGGGAATATCCTCACGTCCTCTACCGTGTATATCCCTGTTACCACGAATGTGGTCTTGAAGCACATTATCCCTGTAGCGGAAGGAGTGGTAAGCAATGGCTGAAAATCCGATCAAAACTCCGCTTCCGGCGGACTTGCCGGAGGACTGGACCGGCGGACAGACCGTGGCCCCCACCGGGGCAGAGGTGGGCTTGAGCGAGCAGCACGGCTACAACTACCTCATGGAGCAGGTCAACGCCGCGCAGACGGCCGCTAAAGAGATCGGAGAGGCATTTTCGGGACTGGCGACGCTGGGGCCCGATGGCAAGGTGCCTGGTGAGCAGCTCCCTGACATAGGTGGATTTTATGAGGTGGAGGAGGCGGTGCCTCCGGCCTCCCGGAAGGCAAATACGCTCTATGGCCTGATTCTGGCGGACTATGCGGGAGGTGAGGGGTAAATGGCACAGACACTTGGAAATGTGGCAGTTGGGGCTATTGTCAAACTGAACGAAAACGGCTCTCCTGTAGAATATTTGGTTATCCAGCAAGGTAAGCCGCCGGATAGTATGTACGATGAAAGCTGTGATGGAACATGGCTTTTACGGAAAGATATTGCCGAAAACCGTGTGTGGAATGCTGATGACTTTAACCAGTTTGAAAACTCCGATATTCAGGTATGGTTAGACTCTACTATGTTTGCTAGATACGACTCCAATATCAGAAGCGTTATTAAACAGGTAAAGATTCCATACCGAAAGAATGGGGGAAGTGGGGGAATTGACCAAACCGGTTCAAACGGGTACTCTTGCAAGGTTTTTCTGTTGTCATGCTATGAGCTAGGTGCAACTAATGCTTCGGGTTATTATTTTCCGAATGACGGATCCAGACTTACCTACTTTCCGTCTGGATATGAAACATTTGCGAATAAAAAGCGGGTTGCGTATTTGAACCAAAAAGCTGCAATCTGGTGGCTCCGCTCTCCTATGACTTATGACAAGGAAGAAGCGTATTACGTAAACACCTATGGTGACTTCCATCAAGGCAGAACCCATGAAGCATTTGGCGTCCGCCCCGCTTTGATAATGCCAACGACACTATTGGTATTGGATGACGGGATGGTTTCGATCACTCCTCCGTCTCCTGTCAGCATTATGGTCCCAAGTTATACTATGGCCGGTAACGGGATTGATATTACTTGGAGTTCTGTAAACAGCGCAAAAACCTATAAGCTGGAGCGCAATGCCGATAATGGAGGCTGGACGCAGGTATAT